CCGCCTGCAGCCCCGCCTCCGCCCCCGCCCCCCGTTATCCCAGCGCCCCCGCCACCACCGCCACCGCCGCCGCCGCCTGAGCCAACATAAAGGGTCTGAGACTTTGATTCTAAAACATTGCCGCCAGTTCCTATTTGATCGGATGCGTCGTTGTTGTATCCGCCTCCATCTCCGCGAGACCCGCCATCACCGTGCTTTAATGATGCCGACAAAGGCTCCGTGCCTCCGTCTCCGCCAGAACCTTTATTCCCGCCGTATGGGCCTTGACCGTTGCCGCCATCTCCGCCATTACCGCCGTATCTCACGTCAACAAATCTATCATCTTCGCCGCCCTGCTGTCCGTTGCTTCCGTTAACGTCTCCGCCCGATCCTCCAGAGCCGGGGCTTCCGCTTTCCTCACTTGACCAGTTTGATCCTCCTCCTCCGCCGCCGCCGCCGCCTGAATGACCGTAGGCTTTTACTGTGGCTGTTTCGGTTATGCTGATCGTGTTCGCGTAGAATTTGACGCTATTTTCTACCAGTACATAGGTATCTGTTATAGTGAGGGTTCCGATATTGGTGTGAATTCCTCCATATACTTCAAGAAGATCATCCCCATCGATCGTCCAATTGTTTCCGCAATGGTCGCCGCCGCCTAATGCGGTCCAGTCCTCTACGCATCCACCGCCGTAGTCGAGTCTGTATGCGTTTCCGGCGATGCTTGTCGCGGATATCACGCCGTTGTTGACGGTAAGAACGCGCAATTCTGCTAATGCAAATGTTGCGGTCATACAGATTAAGGCTATGAGATACTTTTTCATAATCATTCTGGGAAGATATAGGTGTTGGTGCCGATGTTGAATTGCATGTTCGTGGTCCCGAGTCCCTGAATGCCAGGATGATTCGTTGTGTTTCCAAAGTGAAGTACGCTATTCGTTACGTCCCAGTGTAAATTCGTGAGAGCAATCCATTCTGTGCCGTCGTGATATGCGAGATTGCCTACGGCGCCTTCTGTGTTGGCAAGGTCTTGGTCTCCCCATATTCCCGTGGCTGAACCCGTGCTTCTGAACACCTGGCCTGTGGTTCCGCCTACTGCCGTGAACTGGGTAAGGTCTCCTGCCTTCAGTGGCTGAAGTAGGTCTGCGGCCTGATAATTGGCCGTGACAATAGCATCTGCAAGAATGAAAGCGTCAGTCACATTATCGTTCACAACAACGTCTGCCGCTATGAATGCTGCCGTCACCCCGTTTGAGACTATGGTATCGTCTGCCTGCCAGTCTGCCTCTGCGTCTGAGTTGGTCCAGCCGGTTCCGTCGTATGACAGATATTCCCCGGATGATACGCCGGTTGTATCAACGTCTGAAAGGTCGCTTAATGCGCTCGCGCTGATCGTATCCCAGAAGCCTGCCCCTGTTCCTGTGGCCTTAAATACCTGCCCTGTAGTTCCACCAAGCGCGGTAAACTGCGTGAAGTCACCAGCCTTTAGAACGCGCAATAAATCTGCCGTGTTCAAGGTGTTGGATAATGAAGAATCTGCAGAGACAAAAGCATTTGAGACAACTGTATCTGCCGCAACAAAGGCGTTAGAGACTATAGTGTCGTCTGCTCTCCAATCTGTCTGGGCGTCGTAATCTTCCCATTGTGTTCCGTTGTATCTGAGATAATCGTTTGAAGCTACCCCTGTCGTATCTACGTTGTTAAGGTCGCCGATGTTGCTTGACCCGGTTAAGAAGCTCGTACCCTCAAGACCGTCTACGGTATCACAGTCTGTTCCGGTCCCCGATGCTCCGCCAAGCGCGGTCATTACGGCGTTCCATATGGCTATCAGGCTCCCATTGGTCCATGCCGATGCGCCTCCAGTAGAATACACAATGTCGTTCGATGTAGCCGTGTCTACGATGTTGGCAAGGTATTGGTTGGTCGTTTCTCCAATTCCGAGTACCGCAATCGTGTTGGAAAGCGTTGACGTGTTCCAATTCGTTCCATCCGATGACAGAATGAACGCATTAGTTGATGGCGGGACGTTGGTAATCGCGCCTATGTCTATGTTCGTGGCTTCCGTTGTCGGTACCTGCCAGTCCGGGGCGGTTCCCATGCCAAGACTCTTGAGAAATGTTCCCGCGGTTCCAAGTGCGAGTTCCTGCCAGTCAGAGTTGCCGTCTGAATATGCTATCTTCCAAGCTCCGCTGAAGTTCGCGTTGGCGATATTTGTAAGACCTGAACCATCTCCGGTATGGGTGCCTGCGAATGTCCCCGCCCAGTCTCCCGTTGTGGTTCCTGTTGGGTGCATCCAGCCATAGTAATGTGCATTTGTCAGAACATTGGTGTTAAAATTCCATGTCCCTTCTGTATCTGTGTACCATAGAATATCGCCAAACAATTTGCTTTGAGATCCTACGAAATATCCCTTTTCTGGTATGCCTAATGTGAACGAGTTTTCATATCCGATTGGCGCGAATGGTCCTCCTGGAAAATAGACCGTATCGAGAAAACTTGTTACAGAGCTATTGTCCTTTCCAATCATTCCAAAGGCACTTTCTGCGGTTCCTCCTATCCATATCGTTGAATTGGTCGGCGTTTGCCTCTTGATGAACTGGGTTGTTCCAGAAAAGACAAGATCGTTGCTATTCGTGTTTCCGCGGTCCATGATCGTTTGCCATGTTTCATTTGCTGCAATCGCGTATTGATTACTGACGGCCGTGAACACTGGGTCTACTTCTGTGAATACGGCATTCTTCCATTGCAAGATATCTGTTCGATCAAAAGAGAAAGCGCCTCCAATGGCTCCAAAGGATATTTCATCATGCGATATCGTGACCCTTGGCGTATCTCCCCATGACGGGTCTGGTTCGCCAACTATAATTGTTCCATTTGTTGCACGTACAGTATCCGACAATGATGTCATGGTGATATTATCTACTGTGACAATTGTTGTTCCGCCGTTTACTGGCCATGCATAGAACTTTAAGTAAGGCGTTGATGGTCCGCCACATTCAATCGTCGTGGTCTTTGTGCCGCTTGTGTAATAGTCTCCCCCGCCTCCGCCATCGTCTCCGGTCTTAGACCCCGCATAAACTAGCACGGCTGCTCCGCCAACGTCGTTGACGATAGTAATGTCAAACGTCAATTCATACTGTTTTTGCGTCGTAAACTCTGTGTCATAGACAAATTTATGAAAGTCAGTATTTGTTGTACTCGAATATCGGAAAACTCCATTCGTCACTGACCATAGAGGGTCTGGGAATATCCAATTATTCGTGCTGTCTGCGGTCCCGTTAACGATTACGTTTGTTCCAAATATAGACAATGTGGAGTTGGTTGCCTGTAGTGCATCAAGATATTGCGTCGTTCCTCCCAAATAGGTGTTATCTGTTGTAGTGTAAACATCTCCGGTGTAGGACTCAACGTACAGGGGTGTCCCTGTCGCAAAGTTATCTGATACCCAGTTGGTTGTAGCATATAGATTGCTCGCCGCGGTCCATACGGGGTCTACTTCTGTTACTCCTGCGCCTGATACATAGTTGGTTATGTCGCCCCAGTTTGGTATCTGGCTATCTGTGTTCGTCCCCTGGTCATAGTCAATGATGGTCCCATAACTACCTGAAACCACTGTTCGAACCCTGTCGTCTGAGTATCCGTTCGCGGCCATTGCGCTATCTGGGGCTGATATCCATTCTACTGGCCATGCGTTCGTGACGATCGATCCCGAGATATCATAGACAGTAAAATAGAATCCCGTGGAGACAACATCGTGCGCGAGTGGTGACGCCAGTACCGTGAAATTAGTTGTCATGTGACAAAATACGTGTGGTGCTCCCCCGGTGTATGCTGTCGGAAAGTCTACCCATGTGTTCGTCCCGGTGATCGTGTTGGTTCCGGACTGAATGCCGTCCCCGGATGTGACAAAGTTGCCTTCGTTCAGGTCCGATTCGACAAAGAAGCCCGTATTAGTGTCGTATTTCAGATACGAGTTGTGCGTGAATCCGTTGGTTGAATAGTCAGCGACTGGCAACATGCCTTGCGGAACATTATTACTCTCTCCGATGGCCCACCATACGTCATTCGACCATACGAATTTGACAAATTCAGTCCCCGCGGGACTCACTCCGGGCATACCGTCCACATACGGGTTGTTCTGTATATCAATGTCGTAGTTGATCAAGAGCCAGTTGTTTTGAGTGTCCCATAGTCCAAGGTTGAATGTGCGGACAGTCTGGGGCCCGAGTCCTTCAAAATAAGCCACAAGTTCCGATGTATTCAGATTCAGGTTGCCGGTTGCCTTGGTGGAGTCACCTACCACAAGATTGAACACGTCAAGTATCGCGTACAGGGTTGATGCGTCCTGCGGAGTGGATCCCGTTATCCGCATAACAAGGTAATCAGGGTCAGATGTGCCGATATTGATCAGAGTAACCGGCACTGTGGTCCGTATTGCAACGGTATCCGTAATCTTGACCTTCTTCTTCTGAAGATCGATGGTCATGTCAACGGCAAACGCATTGAGCGCCACCGTGCAAAGCATTGCTATTCCCAGGATTCGCTTAAACATGTGGTGCTCCGTTCTCCCTTTATCCAAGGGCTGCTATATGAATCTGCAATTGTTCGTTTGCCTTTGCTGTGTCAGTCTGAAGTAATAGCTGATAGGCAACATGGTGACTTACCGCCGCCTGGTATTGGTCTACCATCTCAAGGTCTTCATCTGTGTCCGTGAGTGCTATGTCCTCCGGGAACTCTACAACAACGCCATTGTCCTCCGTCCAGAATGCTTCTGGCCTATCCAAAAAGATTCGCCGGCGCGCGATATTCACCTTCTGCATAATTGCAGCATCGCTCCACTTGGACCCAGTAAGGTCTCCGGTTATGGGTCGAACGTCTTTAATTATGTCGCTGCCGGTCATATCAGTAGTCCTCCAGTGCCGTTGGTACCCTGTTTTTGTATCCGGCAAGTAGATCGCGCCTTGCATTCGATATGCCGCGGTTATACGTCCTGATGTGCTGTGCGGCTCTCGTCGTGCTGCTCCAGTTGCGTTGCGGCATAGACATGAGTTCTGCCATTGCCTTTGCGGCCAATGCCTCACCATAGCGATTCATGAGCCACTGCGGTAGCTGATGGCGTCCCGGGGCGTCCGCTTTGCCCATGTGTGGTACATACACCACGTCAACCTCAAGACCGTCTGTGACGCTATTCTGAGGGGCAACGTCGAGTGTAAGCGTGCCGCCTGACTCGTTTGGTTCAAAGGTGTAGTCTTTCGGAAGGATTTCAGCTCCATCTATTCCAGCGTCTACTCCCGCCTCTGTGTTCTGGCGGACCTGCGCGATTTTCTCTATCCGCGCTTCCCATGGAACTCTCAAGGCATATTCAGTCTGATCTTCAACCAGATTGATAGCGTCCATGGTCTCTTTCCAGACCTGGCTCCTTAGACAAAACTCTCTTGATGCGGAAAACAGTGCTTGCCGCATTAGCACGACAGGGCACTGTCCGCCTACTTCGGGTACGATATACCCAAATAGATCATCAAACTTGTTCGCCAACATATTGGCGCCCTCCTGCGCTAATCATACGGCAAGAAAAGACTTACTGCTTATTCTTCGCCGACTCAACAGCCTTCCAGGTGATCGCGTTACCCTTTTCGAGCATCTTGTCAAAATCAGCCTGTGAAGACTTCTTGACCTTCTCGTATGGGTATCTCTTGATCGTTCCTGCGGCTACAACTGCCTGCGTCGGGTCCGGAGAATCCTGCCAGTCTGTCTGGCATGCTGAATCAATGACGTCCAGGTAGTTCTGCGGAAGCACAACTTCGATTCCGCGCGAAACGTACAGGATCTTTCCATTGACGCCAACGGGTACTTTATTTAGGTCGTTCTGATGTCCCTTTGCAGAGAACTTGATAACCCAGTATTCCATTGGCTCTTCGGATGATGCCTGTGCGTTCTTCTCGGCCTCGCGCTGTGCTCGCTGTCGTTTGGCGATTTCCTTAAAGGTCATTACCCCAAACCCGCCGTCTGATGGGTAAATTCCCCACGTGTCGTCAGACATATTGTTATCAGCGATAAACTTCGCTGCAATCTCTTCGGACTTGAATGGTTTTCCGTCTTTTCCATACCTCACTTGGTCTGCTTCGCTCATTGGCTTCTTTGCTCCCGTGTGGTGCGTTATGGGTTAGGCGGGATCGGCTTGCGCCTTTCCCGCCCATTGCCCGATTAAATCCAGACCCTCTTTCTTAGAGGTTCTGGTCGAACTGAATAGCCTCAATAAGGCACGGCTGACCGCTGACATTCACGTAAGTGACGTCATTGATCTTAATCCCGGCAGGGATTGACGAGCCTGCAGGGGCAGTCACAAAGTCCGACTTGTAACCGATAAACGTGATCTCGCCCGTGGGCAAGGCACGGCTCAAAGTGACTTCGTTGTCACTCTCGCCCGTATCGGTGATAGCCGTAATGAACGCCTTCTGCTTCAACTGGCGTGACTGGCGCACAACAACTTCACTGCCAACGCCAACATATGTGGCGTTAATGGCCGCGTTGAACTTACCCTTGTAAGTCGCTGCGGTCTGCAGAGTCCACTTGTTCACGTCTGCGGCGCCCTTCTGCTTCATGTCGCCCTGATACAGCGGCTGCGTGTCGGCCAAGACCAACTTGTTGGCGTCTGCGGCCCCCAAGAGTCCTTCTCCCTCATACGGCTCAACGCCTTGACCAAGCGTAAGCAGAGTCACGTCACCAGCCACGACTGTCCGGATAATGCCTTCAGCACCATCTGCTTGGCGCGACTGGTGGATATTCCACCTCAGCTCTTCGGCTTCAGCCTCGCCAATGTTGAGGATACGAACTTCGTCCGGGATAAATCCCAGTCCGATGTAGAGCGGCAATGTGCCAACTCCTGTGTATATTCCAGAAACCTTTTTCATTTGGTTTCTCCTTCCATGCTTTCTTTATTCTCGTTAATGAAGTTCCCGCCCGTTATTGGGCGGGTTCCTCAATGATTCCCGCACTCTTACGTAGGATTGGCTGTTGCCAGACATTCCAGACGTGCAATCCACTGCTCAGAGAGAATTGCCGATGCATACCAGGTGATCCAGCCAACGTAACCCTTCTGACCCAAAGGCTGACTGTGAGACGGTTTCGGCTGCACCACTTTGATGCCTACCGATTTCATCCCCTGCAGGCGCACGGTGCCATAAGCATCACGCGCAACACAGATGATCGGATACACGTCTGCTGACCCGGTGCCAGGGGCTCCATTGGTCAAGAACGTGGTCTGTCCCGGTGTGCCGGTTGCGCCAGCAAACCATGGCGTGAACATTCGCGTCATCACGAAACGGAAACGGTCGACCTGACCGCGCTCGCCCGGGATACGTGAATTCGGATCGCCGTACTCGGTCACAGCAATGTAACCGGTGATACCCTTGATATCCGCGTACAGGTCCGTGTGACACATGGCGAAGAATGCCGGCAGAGTTCCGCGCGTGCCAATCTTGGCTGTCGGGCTGATCATGCGGCTGATCTCTTTACCATCGTCGCGGTCGAACTGACGACCGATGCGAAGGAAATCTCCGCGCCTGGGTGCCGATGCCAGCGCGGCACGGCTTGCAGCACCGTTCGCGTAGTAGACATTCGTTCCGGATTTCAGAACATCGATCGTGACGGATTCAATGGTTTGAGCCATCTGTTCGCCCGAGCGGGTTACAAGAACAGAAAGAATGCTGTCCTCGTGCAGATCCCGAACCTTGTCGGTCAACTCTGCTACTGCGCCATACTGCTTCAGAATGGCGGTATAATCCGTCTTCTCAAGCGGCTGACTGGCCGGGGGAATACCCTCTGCCAAAGGTGCAGTACTTACTGTGAAGGAATGGTAACGGCGCCATTTGATCGTGTCGCCAGCATTACGCTTGGCGTCGTCGATCTGCGCAAAGCGCTGTGTTACCAGAAGCGGCTGCCCGACCTTCAGGAGCCGTGCAACGGCTTGAATACCCACTCTTGGGGCTATCTCACCGTATGTGATGGTGTCATTCATGTGACGACCTCCGAGTTTTCGCGGAAAACCACTTCCCGCATTATTGTTTTGCCGCCAAACTCAGAGGTTTCTTTACGGCGTTAGTGCTCTACTTGCTAAAGAATGATCGTATCTGTCCTTTTTTTGCAACTCACCCTTGAGCATCTTGTTTCTATCACTGTGCCTGGGCCCATGATGCCAGAGGCAAAGGGCATTCTACAGTGTTCACAGCGATAAATAGTAAAATCCTTTTCACAGACGCAACAGTGTGCTTCTACTGCCGTGCCGTTGTTGTCGCGCATTCCATCAAAACAAGTCTTGCAGAAAGGACACCGTGTGTGCGAGTTCTCAACGATGTTCTCTTTTCTAAGCTGCAAGACTTTTTGACTCAAACTCATACGTCGTCGTCTTCCTTGCGGTTCGACTCTTCTTCAAATGCGGCCTGGGCTTCCTCTTCGCTCAATTCTGCGCCGGGGTCGACCGTGGCCTTTGGCGTGCCGGTGCGGGACGAATGCTTGTGGATATCGTCCTTCTTGGCCTGCTTCTTCTGCGCCTTCTCAACTGCTGCCGCTTCAGCCTCTTTTTGCTCTGCGGTCTTTGCGTCCAGAGTAGATATGTTGTTGGCCGTCTTATAGATGCTTAGTCCAGATGCGACTGTGGCTGGATCGAACGACTCAAAGAGCGCCTGAATCTCTTCGCTCTGCTTGTCGGCCCATTCGTTGAACTCGTCTGACGCATAGATATCTTTTGCATCAGTATGACCAAGATCCGCAAGGGATTTATACGTCTTCTCTGCGGCCTTTGAGAATGCCTGGTCTGCGATGTATCCCGATATCGGCTTCAATGCCGGAACTATTGATCCAGTTGCCTTCTGGGCAATCTTGCCCGAAATCAACTTGAGAACCTGAGATATGCCGGGATACTTCTCGTTCCACTCTTCCAGGCTTATCTCCGTGTCGTTGCCCTCTTCGTCAACGTCTGCGATTTTGACGTCCTTTAGCTCTTCGAAAACTGAATCAGCGATCCCCGTAATAGCCTCGTCATCGATTCCTGAAAACTCCTGAACCTGTACCGCTTTTGTTTCAGCCTTTTTCTCTTCGGTTTTCTTCTCGGCTGCGGCTGCGTCGGCGGCTTCCTGTTCCGCCTTGGCTTCGGTCTCTGCGGCTGCGTCTTTCTCTGCCTGAGCTGCGGCTGCGGCGTCGTTCTCAACCTTTTCCACTGCTGAATCTGCTGCGGATGTATCGTCGGAGATGCTAGAGTCGCTTTCGGCGTCAAATATATCGGTCGCCTCGGCGTCTGGCACGGTTTGTTCCGAATGCTCTTCGGCTGCCTCTGCGGGCCGCTCTGTGGCTTCTGTGCTTTCTTCAACCATTTTAACTTCTCCTGTTACGTTACTGCCCATCGGGCTTGCGGTTTTCCCATATTAAAGTGACGTTTATTACCTTCCCGGTCGCGTTCCAGTCAGTGACAACTATCTTGATATGATCATCAGTCAGATAGTGAAGTCCGGGCTCGTCTGATGTCAGTGCGGCTCCCGCTGTGTCGGTCCTGTCAAATACAGGATAAAGAGTTGTGTCTGCGGTAACATCATCCGCGCTGTAGACGGTCTTCTCGGTCATGGTGGGGACATTGCCGTCCATGATGGTAATATCAATGTCAACGTCCGCGCCGGCAACCTGCTCGTCAATGTTCACCTGGAGCAATGGCCCCGTGCAATTCATGACAATGCCGGTTACGGATAGAGCCGTATTCGTGTCCGTTCCGTTCGAAAAGGACAGAACAGGGGCTAGGATCGAATGCAGCGGCTCGGCTGGGCATATCGCGGCCACCAGCATGACTATCAAGAATGTGAATGTCTTTCTCAACATGGATCCCGCCTTTCGTTACGCAATGCTAATTATCCGATGCAGACTTTTCAACCCACAGTGAAGTTGTCGCCGCATACAGCGTAACCACATCATTGGCGTCAAGAAGTATGGCTGAAGATGCAGCCACATTTCCGCTATCGGCAATGGTGATTAAATTCGTTGTAGCAGCGGCCATCACGATAGTTACTTCCATTCCAGCGGTAGTCGGATTGGCAAGCACGATTGTATTCGTAGTGTCGTTGGCTCCACCAGTACCGCTTACAAGATATACTGCGGCAGAAAGGGTGTTGGTTGAACCGTCCGTCCAGGACGCGGCAGTAGGGACAAATACAGGTGCGGCAGTTTGCGTGACGGCTCCGGTTACGTCAAGCGTACCGCTAATGGTGGAAGAGCCGGTCCTGGTCTCGTCTCCGGTTACCGCGCTATCTCCGGTCTCTGTAGTGCCGCCATTGATAACAAGCGGTCCAGAGAATACGGTTGTTCCCGCGTACTCAATGTCCTGCGAGTACCGTAAGCCAGCGTAGGCCGTGAGGGTGAATGCCGCGATTACTGCGATTGCCAATAGGATGTTACCGAGTTTCTTCATGTCTTTTTCTCCTGCGGCCTCTCGGCCAATACTACGTTACTTCGACTTGATACACTTACACAACAATCTGAGGGCCTGCCGGGGAGTTCTGAATCGTCGCTCCGGGGATGAAGCACATTCCGTGTCCTTCCAGTGCGGCCAGAACGCCACCATTCCCGAGTTCCCATGCCTTGATATGGTCCTGTCCTCCGCATTCAACGATGGTCGGGGGTACGCCCTTGGACTTCACAATGTCGGGCTCAATGGTTTCCGAGACTTTCTCTGCCTCTGTAGCCTCATCAACTTTGGCCTCATCAACTTTGGCCTGGTCTTCTGCGGATGATGCGACGGTCTCTTCAACTGGTTTGTCTTTGGCCATGGTATTACCTCTTTCTTGCGTTCTCAACTAACTGATTTCTTTGCCTCTTCTATGAGCCACGATAAAAACTCTAATCCTTCGACCTCGCCAATCTTGTACCGGATGTCATGTTTCATCTTCTCGGTGTTGATCTTCGGGTTCGCTTTGTATTCAGTTTCTCTCTCTTTGGCTCTAACCTGAAATGCGTGGACTAAAATCTTTCCAAGTTCAACTTCTTCTGCGCGGGCCAGGTCGCTTACGCTGCGTCCTACCGGGATGTATTTGTCTATCGCGCTCATAGCAAAAAGGCTTGGTGGGCAATAAAAAAACCGCAACTCGCTCTGTTCGAACAGCGACTTACGGTTTTATACGTGCCTTACGGTCAGCGGCAGGGAGCTACCCTGCTACTGCCCACACTTGCCTGAAATTCCTAATGCATGTTACATCCTCGTCTAAATTAGACTTCCAATTCAATCTTTATGGGTAAAGCCATACTACATATTGTGTAGTTATGTCAAGCCGAAACACAATTAGTCCTCAATTTCGTCGTCCGCGGGTGCATCTTTGATCATGAATCCTGCGGCCTCTTTGTACGCTGCGTCAATATTGAGGGGGACTGTATCATGTGCGCGGGCAAAGATAAGCACTTCGACTTCTGAGTCCATGTGTTCTTTGCAGTACTCGTCGATGCGTTCTTGTGCGGCTTTCTCGGCTGCAACTACGTCGGCCATCTCTGCATGGAGATCATCGAACAACTTCTGAACCTTTTTCTCGCCAACCTTGGAGAATGTGGGGTTGCCGGCTTCGTTCATGACCGGGGATCCGCCGTGGGTCTTGTCGCAGTTCTCGTCGACAATTGCCTTCTCTGCTATGGCAAGTTCGTCGAGCGCCTTCGGGTCAATGTCCGCGCGGGTATTCTCCGCGAACTCTTCCAGCTTCTTCTGTGCGTTATTGAGAATCTGAGCAAATCGGATCTTGTTGCGCTCTGCGCAATATTTCCATTTGTCGTAGGCTGCGCGGTCGTCTTCCGGATGCTTCGATACGCATCCAACGTCCTGGAGAATCGGGATCCATTCGGCAAGTTTCTTTAGCGTGACTTTACGGGTTATCATTTCGGGGTGCCTTTCTGACCCTGTTGGGCCTGCTTTCCTCTGTTTATTACCTTGTCCTCTATGTCTACAACGGTTGAGGCAGTATCGTTCTTGGTCTTCTGCTCGTCAAGTGGGATATTCGCCTCTTCGCGTTGTGCGCTGGCATTGTCCTTGTTGGCTCTTGCGCGCTTGGATTCAACTTCGGCTTCAAGCATGGCGATCTGCAACTGGCGTTCTTCGCTCTCTGCCTCTGCCTGTGACTCCTGCGCCTGCTGCTCCTTGGATTTAACAGCCTGGTCTGGCTCAATGTCCATGGCCTTTGCAATCTCAGAGAGAATCCAGTCTATATTGGCCTTTTTGCGTAATTCCGGGTCTGCGGATATGAGCCCGAGATACTGAATCATCTTGCTCAGTTTGATTACGCGGTTCTCAAATGATCCAAATCCTGTTGCTTTTACAAGGAAATCTCCCTTGCCCTCGGTGATCTCCGGGTTCTCCATGTTGTACTCGTAGAACTCGTTGATCATCCATTCAATGCCGTTGTCTATCTGCTTGATTCCACCGGCTATGTATTTCGAAGAGCGTTCCAGGCGCTGCTGAAGTTCGAATGCGGTCTGTGGGTTGGATGATTGCTGCCCCTGGTCGGCGCGCGGTATGTTACTCGTGAGGTCCGCGAACTCCATGAATGTTGATATAGCACTGGCCAGCGGTCCCGTGGTGTCCCTGAAATTGATCTGCTGTACTGCCGCCCTTGCTCCGCCCTCGGCGTTCGGGTCAATCGTGATAACCCCGCCCTCGCGTCCCATTACGTCCTCAATGTTCTCCTGTGCGTTCTCCCGGGATACGGCGACAAGGAAAGATGATGTGAGTTTGAGATTGTCTTCCATTGAGCGAATCATACCGTTCAATACCTTTTGAACGCATTCGCAGTTGTCGGGGATTCCGCGGCCTACTCCGTCATCAGTGCCCGTTTCCCATGTATCAGTGAAGTATGGACGCGCGCCCGGATCTCTTACATAGGCTATGACATATCCGTTTGAGGTCACTGCGTAGACTTCAACCATGTGCTTCAGGTCGTCTTCTGTGGTTCCCGCGGTAGGCGTGGGTACGTTTTCGGCTCCACCTGTCTTGAGAATATACTGGGCTTCAAATTCTGCGGCTATGCGCTCGGGTACCTTTGCCCAGAATGTCACGTATTCTACCGTCTGCCTTCGGTTTGGCAGCTCGCGTAGGGCATAATTGGTCTCCGTATCGTCCTTCGCCTTGCTGGCTCCGTCGATATTCCCTGTGTCTTGCTGAAGAGAATTGGCTATCTGCGCGGGCAAGAAGTTGGGTGCGGTTGATTTTGCTTGCACGAATGCGGGGCTCTTGTCCTGTACTCTGATGACATATTCCCCGCCTATGGGGTTGTGTACCTGCTCCATATCCCAATAGAATTCTCTGATAGGTACATGCTCCACGCCCTTGCTTGATATGGATGTGACACTACGCTCGTACACGTTTGGGGCGGTTTCAATGTATCGCTTGTCAACCATGTCCAGGGTGTAGGTGTGTAAGACATATCTGCCATAGGTGATTGCGCTGTCTACTGCTAAGAGTAAGTGCTTTTCCGCGTCGCAGTTGTCCAATTGACGGTCAATAAGCGCGGTACTCCACTCGATATTGTTGTCAATCTGCTCGGATGTTACCGGATCTTTCTCTTCTAATTCGGTCTTCTGGCCCTCGTCGCGCACTTTGAGCCTGTAGGGAATACCTGTCTTCAGTACTTGGTCGCGCACCATGGATTGAGCGGCAATGCATTTCTGCTTTGTTATGTCGAACATGGTGTCCGACTTCCATTTGTGGACATTCTCGTCCTTTTTCCATGTGCCCTTTGGATCAAGATTCGGGTCTGCCTCTCGGGCTGCGCGGTTACGGTCCCACTTCTCTTCCGCGGGTCTACGGTTTTCCTTGGCCTGTCGCAGCAGGGTTCCGTGCAGGTAACTCGACAATGTGCTTTGATGTGTGCCGTTAGACAATTTTAGTCCCTTTCGGCTTCGGAATTGAATGCGCGCTGATCACTTGCATTATTCTCAAAGGCAATGCCTTCCGGCTGTAATGTGACAGTGCGCTTCTTGCCATTGTCGGTATCGATCGATTCAACGCGGGTGATCTTGGCCTTCACATATAGGCTCACCATGTCGCCGGCTTGTGCGTCCTGGAGTTCTGGAAAACGCTTAACTATCTGCTCTTCGAACCGCATGTCCGTGCCCCACGGGTAAATCTCACCATCTTCAGTAGTCGGGCAACAACCGTCCTTTGACTTCTCGCGGTCCTTCTTGGTTAGCTTTAGGCTGGTAAGTTTCATATCGTCTGGCATGGCTATTCTCCATAAAAAAAGGCGCATACCTATCCTTTCGAACAGATATGCGCCAAGTGTTTTGGGCGCTAGCCCTAACGCAATGAGAATACATGCTTAGCAAAAGCTGGTAAGAATGTCAAGCGTTGGGATTTAGACCGCTCATATCCTCAACACGTCATCTCTCCTCATCTTAGGTTCTGTCCATGGGTGCATGTTCAAGCCGACAAGCGCGCATACAATCGAATGCGTAGGCGGATGTAGCTTCGCTTCCATGGATTCAGGCTTCTTCAACTCGGCTATAAGGCCAGCATCCGCGACAAACTGTTTCGTCATTGCCATGGTGATCCATAGCGCGCGTACAGAATCGTAGTCTTGCCACTTGGCTTCGGGGAATGATGGCTTTGGTTCGCACATCTTTGATCGGCTTACCGTTATCCTGTAGGCCCTGCTCGTTGTACTCATATCGTGCCAGTAGTATTTCCTGCAGTACCATTTTGACCAACAATTATTGAACCATTCGGATACCCCGGAGTGGATGACAACCTGTGTTTTCTGGTCAATCATTGGATCGATGGTCTTGAAATCTATGTGGTCCAGCACATAGACGGTGCCGGTGTTCACGTCCTGTCCGCATAATACCGCATAACCCTGTAGTTGTGTCCGGACTCCAGCGTATTCTGAATAGGGCCAGCATATTCCTCCGCGCATATAGAACTCATGGGGTGGTCGTCCGTCTGAATACCAGGCACGCGTTGTCTTTCGCCTATCGTTGTAGACGGTCTTCTCCGGGGTTGCGGTTGTGGGTTTGTCGGTCATGGTGTGATCTCTACCGTGTCCTCGTACTCAAGTTTCTGAGTGAAGATTGCGGGCGCATCTCCCTCGGCCATTGGCTTTAGCGAAGGCGTGAACGACTTGTATCGGCGCCAGCGAATCGGTTTCTTTATGTTGGTGATAGGCTTGTATCCGGCATAGACAATACCCGGTATATCTGGTGTCTCTATCTTTCTGTTGTCCCTTACTCTTTTGGCCATACGAGCCACCACAACCGGGTTGTATCTCCTTCGCGGTCTTGGCGTAAAAAACGATCGGTACCTGACCGCATCCAGAAAAGCCAGCATGAATCTCAACTTTAACGGTATGAGTGGTCTAATCATGGAATGATGGTGGCATGTCTATTGGTTCTGAATCACTCTCCGCGCCAAAAAGAATCCTGCATCTGGCTTCGTCAACTGCTTCCGAATTGGCCAACTGCAGTTCATCGATCGTGTTCAAGAGGATCTGAGTCAACTGCTCGCCTATTCCGAATCTCTCCCGGTTGTGTTCAATGCTCTTGAGGATACAACCATTTGCATGCCTCTCGCCCGCGGCCTTCCAGTCAAGCAGTGCTTCCAGAATATCCATGATAGACATGTCGACAATGCCGTTCTCGTAGTGTTCCGGATGATGCCGGTTGTTCGCGTAGTGGTGTTCCAGCGCGGGCCCCATGTTCTTCAGCGAGTCCTTGTACTCCTGTGAACCGTAGGTCAGACCCTTTAGTTTCATCGTAACCTCGTCGAATACAGACTTCTCGGGCTCCTGGAGCTTGGAGTCGTCGTGTACCCTCCCGCGCTCTATCAGGTTGTCTACGGCTTTTCTGATAAGCTCTCGCACGCGTCCGCGGTGGTTGTTGGTGTCTTTGGCTGAGTCGTAGGGCTTCACTTCTCCCCCCTTTCAACCCAAAAGCGTACAGCCTCGGGAGTCGCTGGCCGGCACTCCTGATCTTTTGCGCAAACCGCTCGGGGTCCATTTTCGTCGCCTGAGCCTATTGTTGACCCCAAATCGTAATGCCATACCTTTGGATTCTCCGCATACCGGATACCGCCAAATCCCTTGTAGCCCATGGCCTTGTATAGAGACAGACGCGGGGTTCGCAGGTGAGGGATGTTGTCGCATTCAACCATCCATGCGTTAGAGTTGCCAAGGGTTACCGCGCATTCTACCCATCCTGATTTGGGCTTGGGTTCGGGGACGCGTTCGAGTATCCAACGTAAGCCTTGGGCAACTCCTTGGTTTGGAGTCACTCCTTGGGATATCCAATCAAAGCATCCGCTGGACATAGGAATGTCTAGTGTGCTTGTGGCGTATAGTTCGTCTTTGGCTGGTTTCCGCGGCTTATCCCCTACAATCCGCATACCCAACTCTTTCAACTGCTCTTCTGTCGGCTTTGGCGGCCAGTCTTTCTTGTCAACCCAGTCCGGGTCCTGGCGATAGGTGCCTTTGTTCCAAGATATTCTTACGATACCATACATGGCACGCCATTCGGCGGCTTGCCGAGAAAAAATCTGTATGGCCTCATCTGGCAATGCCATTAGTCTCTGCGCCGTGTTCCGGTCCAACTCATAGAATGGAACATCGATCTTCGTTAGGTCCGCGAAGTGGTGGAGTTTGGGTTGATTCTCTTGGGTGCTGAGTTCATCGCTGAGTTCATCAATGAGAATCATGTCGTCCAGAACTAGGCGAAACGAACCCTTGCCGTAGATTTGCGTCCCGCTGTCCATGACGATCTGGACCGCGTTTTTATCAATGAAGTCCATGCGCTCTTTGTCTGTTCTCTCGGTCATTGCGCTTCCTCCAGGTCCTGCTTGATGTAGTACGTGCGGGGGATGAATGGTGCTGTGATGCGCTGTAAGAAATGATTCATTGCGGTGTCTCTTTCATGGCGTTGGGAAATATCCTATCAGGTCATGACACAGTTTTCAAGTATAGATTGTATGTTATCCTCGTTGGCGTCCATGCCCGCGAGTTTTGAACATGCCCATACATACGCGTCAAGCCGATTCGGGCTGTCGTCTCCGGGGTCGCCGGTGTACTGGGTCTGCTCGTCTTCAAGATATTTGAATGTGCCTACGTGGTGGATCATTCCGCGTTTGGCATAGGCTGCTACTGGCTCTGCTCTGGCAATCTTACCCCTTGATGCGCGCACCTCTTCGTAGGATACCAGGTCTCCGCCCTTTGCGCTCCTGATATTGAGTTCAACAAGGTCTCCACCGTTATTGACTTCGCCGATTACCGCGTCTGCTGAATATTCTTTGTATAGGTCTACCGCCGCCTTTCCCCATGTGCTCGGGTGGGCCTTCATTGTTCGGTCATCCATGATATAGATATGGCCGTCGTGATACTTGCCGGCAACAATGATTCCGGTCTCGTCGCTGTTCTCATTGGATGTAACCGCGGGATCCACCGAAACAACAATGCGCGACATATCCCCGGGAACTTCTGAAACCCGGTCGTCGTCAATCATATCCTGAGTCCATAGCGCGTTCTCTGTGTCGTCGGTGTACTCGCCTTCCAGAAAGCGTAGGCGCTGCTTCTCGGGCATACCCTCAAGTATTGTGGCGATATACTCTGGAGCTATGTTCTCTTGGTTTTGAGTCGGATTCATCTGGACGCTGGCGTATTGCTTCTCGTGGTCCAGAATCTTCTCGCCCCTGCTGCTTGGCTTGATTCCCATCTCAAATTCACGGTATGTCCAGTGGCTTTTACGCGGTGGGTTCTGGTCATAAAGCGCCTTCAGCCTGAGTCCGGACTTCTGCGCGAGCCTTGAGCGAAGTGTTACGATGGGCGCAAACTTCTGGAACTCAGAGCATTCGTTCACAAATATGGTTGAATACTCGCGCCCGAGCACCTTGTCAGCTCTATCCTTGTCGTCTAGACCGCCAAACCATATCGTCGACTCGTGTTTGACGGTCTTTATGGTCCCGTCTGGTTGCTCTACCTGTGATTCCGCGAAGATGGTTGCATACCAGTCCGTCTGATTCATCTTGTAGTCGATCATCGGGAATGCTTTGCGCATCACGTCGGGGAATGTGTCCATTGCGATGGCTTGCCGACAGTCTTTGAAGTGGCGCCGTACTATCAGATGGGTGCTTGGCTCCAATAGGGCGCGCATGACAATGCAGTACACCCATCCAAATGTCTTTGCTGATCTGGATCCACCGTAGGCCATACAGTGAACTGTGCTGCCGGATAGCATTTGGAATTGCTTTACCTGCCCGGATGTAGGGGTAAAGTTCAACCGAGCGCCTTCGCAATCTCTTTTGGGATGGCCAGTATCATTTTGGCTTCGATCGGCTTGCCGTCTTTCCCTGTGTGCTCCATCTTGGTAGGCTTGTTGTAACCCATGAGTTCAGACAACGCCTTACCGGCTGCTACCTTTGACTCTAGCTCAACCTCGTCAAACTGGCGCTCTATGATTGCGGTTCCTGAATCCTTATCCGTTACGATTCTGGTTTTCACCTTTTTGAGTGCGACCTGGTTAAGCGTTTCTTCGCCTATGTCATGAAACCAAACCCCGTCCGCGGAATGAGTTAAGAAGTCTGTGTGCCTGGTTCTGCATATGTCAGAATACATTTCCGCAATCTCGATCTTGGTCATAATTCGGTCACTTGCGACCTGAGATTGGAGCCATTCGATCCTTGGTCTTACCTTGGCGTGAAGGTGGGATGCGTTTTCATGGATGGATTTATCCTTCATCCGGCTTGTAGAATAGTTGTTTCGGTATGCGTCGCTGGCGTTCATTCCGCTGAAGATATCTGACGCAAAACATTCATGCCTGCGGTTCTTCAGGGGCTTTGACGGGTTTATTGGTTTGGCCTTTTTGCGCGTTGGCTTCCTTTTTGCCTTCGCTTTGACCGTCTTCTTCTTTGCACCCTTGGCCTTGGCCGCCGTGCTTTTAGACGGCTTCTTGGTCGTGGTGCGCTTTTTGGCTTTCCGTTTTACGGCGCTCATAGTGCTTTCACCTTTCGCGGGTATGGCTAGCATATGAGCGCGAGAATGTCAAGAGCGGTCTGTTGTGTTCATGCTGTCGCCTCGCTTTCGTTTCTGTTTTTACGACTATTACGTGTTGGCCTTGAATACGACACTGCATCCGTCTTGTCGGCGAACACGTTTACCGGCTGGCGTGACAACCGTATAAGACATGCAGCGGTGACCGGGCCGCGTGTGGTCAGTGTCAGATTGCTGGCAGGTCGGACGCCAGTCGCACGCCCGGCAAATGTTTTGAAAGCCGCCCGTTAGTGACGGCAACTTTGCTTCGCTTTTCAGGACAGCGTGATAGCCGTCGGGAGCTTCATTCGGGTTTAGCCGCGGAATCAATAGGTCTTGCATGGTTTCCCTTTCCGCCCGGCCAGCCCCGAGGGCCAACCAGGCGATGGAGACGGACGGGCTACCGCCCGCCGCTCATCTTATCGTTGTGCCCATCAGCCTTGCGCCGTTTCCGAGCGGCCTGCATACGTGCCTGCTGCTCCGGCGTGATCGTGCGCCGAGAGGCGCGCCCACCTCGGGCGCGCCCCTCGTCCTTGAACTCGTGGCCGCAGTGTGGGCAACGGGTCACGCCTCATCTCCGCGCCGGACGATAACGGCCTGGTCGCCGTTGCTGTCCCACTGGTTGCCGTCTTGGTCAACCACGATCCAGCCATCACCCTCGCGCTTGCGCGCAGCCTTGATTGCCGCTGCCGGCGTCCGGTGGTTGCTCTCGCCGCTGATCCCATAGACGTTGGTGACTGTGTACTTGCTGCTCATCTTGGTGCCTCCTGTTGTTGTGTTTCCTAACCTCATCATGGCACCACTATATCATAGCTAGTTACGTTGTCAACCCCTTGGGACAACTTTTTTCAACTTTTTTTCGGGGCCTGATCGTGCTCCGAATCGGGCACAACCAAGCGCTCCACGGGACGCGCAATAGCGCGCCCGTGAGCTTGGACGTTGGGTTTACGAATGCAGTTTCCGCGTGGCGAGTGATTGCTCAAGTATTCTTTAATCCAAGACGCATGATGCGGCGCAAGCGGTTCAAATCTATTATCGTAGATTGACTGCAAAAGCGGTCTCCTGAAATCTTCATCGCGCACACGTTTGTAAAGCCGCTCCAATACGGCAAGCGTAGTTGACGGGGCGCCCGCATTGGTTAATGCTTCACCAATGTGTTTGTATTGTCCCAGTGGATTATCAAGATCAACCGATTCTCCCGTGCTCATTTGCACTAATTCGCTCATAGTATTTCCTTCCCGTCTTGCCGGAGAAACCCAACAAGACAAATTCAGTCTACCTTCGCTCCGCTCGGAGCCTGATTTGCAGAGTTAGCCTCAAACGGTTCCAACGCCTTTTCGAGGCCGTCCATAGCTTTGTTCCAGTCTTCGGTGTCTCTGACCAGAGGCGGTCCGTTCTGGATGTCTTTCAAATCACGCGCCCAAAAAGCAAGAGCATCAACCTGATCCGCCGTAACTTCCAACGGAAAGCATTTGCGCCCCACTTTTCCGTATAGCTTGCCTTTGTATTGCATATCAACCTCCCGGCTAACAAGCCGATTGAGAGGGACGGCTACTCGCCGCCCCTCATCTTGTCGTTCTGTTGCTCCCTAAGATAACGAAGTAAAATTGCTTTATCCCCACCAATCCCGCCGCAACGCGGACACTTGAATAGCTTGTCGTGGTTTGGAAGCATCACGACTGTTGCGATTGTGTGGCCGCAGTTGCATAACTTTGGGGTAGGCAACAGAACAAATGAGTCCACCGTACAGGCGGAAGGCGGCTTTTCTCTTGGCTCGAAGCATCTGCACGACCAATAGCCGCACCTTGGACAACCCGTGTACTGCATGTCAGCCTTCATCCTGCCGGTGACTCCCGGCATTGAGGCTTATCTCGTATTCTGCCCTAGCATGCCTCATGCCAGCACGGGCTATGTAGGACTGCCAGTTGTTCCGCCCGTTTGACACGCACA